CAAGCAGTAAAAGAGGTTAGGAATAGGCTAGGACGAATTCCTAGCGTATGCGAAAAAGAATGTCTATTGATAGGAGCAACAAACCCAGACGACCCTTCTCACTGGCTACATGAATATTATATAGATGGTTCAATGAATTTTAGTAATAGACACGTATATTATTCTTTGACGTTCGATAATGTTTTTTTATCTAAAAGTTATATTTTAGGGATCATGCGCGATTTGGATGAAAAGCAGGTTCTTAGAATGATTTTCGGTCAATGGTTAGAATTGAAAGCGGAAGTAATTTATTACGCTTATTCAGAGAAAAATTTCAAAAATCAATCTTATATCGTGAACAAAGATAAACCGATTCATATAAGCTGGGATTTTAATATAGGCGCAGGAAAGCCATTATCTTGCTGTATGTTTCAATCTTATAGCGTCGGTGATGGTAGATATATTTATCATGTATTTGATGAGATTGTAATTGAAGGGCTCAGAACGTTAGACTCATGCGAAGAATTGCAAGAAAAAGGCATATTGGATAACTATGGCATAGAGTTTTTTGTTCATGGAGATGCTTCTGGTTCGCATAGAGACACAAGAAACAAGATAAACGACTATGACATAATTATGAAATTCTTGCAGAATTATGAACGCAAGGACGGCAGAAAGCTAGAAGTCATAAAAAAAGTTCCAAAATCTAACCCGCCGATAAGAACAAGACATAACAAAATAAACGCTTTATGCAAAAACGCATTTGGTGAAACGATGCTTTTTATTTATAAAGATTGTAAAATTATGAACAAAGGGCTTAAACTAACAAAATTGAAAGAAGGCTCTAACATGATTGAAGATGATAGTAATGACTATCAACATGTAACCACTGCACTAGGATACGGGATAATAGCAATGGAGCGATATTATAAACTACAAGAAGAATACGAATATGCGCTAGAAAACAAGGGGTATTGATATGTTGCAGTCTAATATAGACTTAAGAAAAAAAATAGGAATGATGTGGCGTGAAGATGAAAACAAAAGGCGATACAAAGCCGAAATATTAATGAATCTTTACGAGGGAAATATTGCTAAGTACGTATATGAAAGAGTTGACAAAGAAATATCAGACGAAAAACAGCGTAATGAGATTAAGTCAAGGATAATAGAAATCGAGCTAACAAGAAGGATTGTCGATAAAATAGCAAAATCTTATAATACAAAACCAAATAGGGTTTTAATGAACGGGACGCCGAAAGACAAGCAATTGTTTGACTGGTACAATGAAATTATAAATTTTGACGAAATAGGTTATAAAACTGATAAAAACTTTTGTAACTACAAAGAGTCACTTGCGAAGTTCATTTTTAAACGTGATATCTCTCTACCTCAAATAAAAATACTTGAACCGGCTAAATATATATGTATGTCACTGGACAATCAGGACCATACAAGTGTCTCTATTGTTATAGAACTTTACGATATTAACGAAGAAAAAGAAGAGGTTTTAATTTGTTATTCTGATAACGAAATGTGGATACAAGGACTTGACGGCGATTTGTTAGTTGATGAAATGTCGAAAATAGATAATTTTGATGGTGTGAACTATTATAGCAAATTACAGTATTCTTACTTGAACAAATCAAACGTTGATATAATGCCTTACCCTGATGATTCTATGATTGGCGTTTCTACATTAGTTCCTTTGTTAATCGGCGATATTAATTACGCAGTAAAATATATGTCATACTCTATGATGTGGGGTCGAAACATAAAACAAAAACTTATAGAACGCGGTCCGTCTTCTTTTATAAATCTTTTGCCAAATGACGACAATTCAGAAATAACGCCAGAAATTGGTATGATAAAACCAGAAGTGGATATAAAGGAAGTGTTCGACGGTATCATGATGCAATTAGCTTTATGGCTAAATAATAGGGGTATTTCTGCTACAGCTATTAACTACGATTCAAGTAGCTTTGCTTCAGGCATTAGTAAAATGATAGATGAGGCGGACGTGACAAGCTTAGTAACTAAAAATCAAGAACGATACAGAAGCCACGAAAGAAAACTTTTTGATTTTATTTTTAAGCATGGTCATAATGTTTGGAAACAAATAAATCCGCTTATGCCACAAATGGAATTTTCATCAGATTGCTATGTTGATATTACATTCTCAAAAATTGAGCCGATAAAATCGAGAACTGAAATTATTTCAGAAATTTCAGAAGAAATGAAAAACGGCCTATTGTCAAAGAAAAGAGCAATTAAAAGATTGAACCCAACATTTTCAGATGAAGAAGTTGAAAATTTGCTTGAAGAGATAGAAGAAGAAAAAAGTGAGAAAGCTAATAATGTTATGATAGAGAATGAAAATAGGGAAGATGATGAGGAAGAATAAATGGGTGCTTCATGGCAAAGGTTTTCTGTAGAAATACCGAAAACAATAAAAAAAACTAGTGATAAATTGGCTCTGGGTGAGGAAATTATAGAGCATATAAGAAAAAGAACAGAGTCAGGAAAAAATAACAGGGGTAGTTCTTTCCCTTCATATTCTAAAGATTATATGAAGAGCTTAGATTTTAAAATTTCTGGCAAATCATCTAAAGTAAATCTCACTCAAACTGGTGACATGCTGGCAGATATCGAGGTTTTATCTATAAGGGGTGATAAAATCTTGATAGGCTTTGAAAATGGCAGCGAATCTAACGACAAAGCTGATGGTCATATTACAGGATGGCAAGGACGTTCAAAAACAAAGCGCCCATTTTTAGGCTTTGAGGGGAAAGAGGTTAAAAATCTTGAGTCTATCATAAAAAAGCACGAAAAATCTGCTGTAGGCGAAAGGGACGAATCCCTAAAATATTTTGCTTGGCTTTCTGCAAGAAAAAAGAGTAAAAAATGAAAAAAAACAAAAATAACAAAAGCTTAGACAAGTTTCTTGATAAATTGAACAAAACGGTTCTTTCTTTAACTACTCCATCACACATGAAGCAGGTAGGCGAAAGGGTCAAAAATGACATAAAGATTAGGACGCGGCTTGGCTATGGAGTTAGAAAACATGGAGACCAAAAATCAAAATTAAAACCTCTTTCACAGAAATACGTTGAACAAAGAAAAAAATTTCACGGTCTTTCTACGATGACAACAGCGAGAAGGTCTAACTTAACTTATCACGGTTCAATGCTTGATTCTCTTAGACTTAAAGCCATTAGCAGGAATTCTATAAGTATCGGTCCAAGTGGATACGATGTTGATAATGTTAGCAACGTTGCAAAAACAAACTTTCAAGAAAAAGCTGGTCGTATTTATTTGAGAATGTCAGCTCAAGAAATAAAAAAAGCGAGAATTTTTTGGTTGAGACGTTTTTCTAGCTTGCTAAAATCTAAGAAAATAAATTAACATAAAAGGAGCGTAAAAAATGGCTACTGAAAACGCAGAAAACAACGAAAACACGTCTGGAGCCGGTGGCTCAAACACTAATCCCAGTGGGAACGGTGAAAACAACAACAAAAAAAATGACAGTGTGTCCTATGAGTCTTATCTAAAAGCTGTAAATGAGTCTAAAGCAGCGAAGGAAAAACTTCGGGAAGCTCAAGCGCTTTTAGAAAAGTCTGGCGAGGATAAAATGAAAGCAGATGGTGATTGGAAGGGCTTATTAGAGTCGCGCGATAATAAAATAAACGAATTATCAGCAGCTCTTAATGAGATTAAATCACAATACGGCAATTTGAATTCTCAAGTTTTAGAGAGTAAAAAGCTTTCAAAGGTTCTCGGAAAACTAGGTGGTGACCTAGACAATAAATACTTTAATCTAATTGATTTGGATGAGGTTAAAGTAAACCCAGATACGGGAGAAATTGACGATATAAGTGTTAGTGAAGTTGCAGAAAGATATAAAACAACTTTCCCAGAAACGCTTAAATCAAAGATAAATCCAAATATGCTGGGTGATAACGGTGGAAGTAACAAGAACGCTGAAAAAATAAAATATTCAGATTGGGAAAAACTTAGTTATAAAGACCAAGTAAAATGGCTCTCTAAAAAGGAGAGCATAATAGATTAAGGGGGTTTTATGTTAGGTGCAACAAAAATAGGCGACGTTCAAAATCAGGTTCAAAAATATTGGGCTCCATTGGGAGCTAGCCAGCTTGTTCAAACCAACAAGTTCGCTAATGTGATTAATCGTGATTATGAAAACACCATCAACGAGGGTGGAGATACTGTTTACGTATCAGTTTACAAACCTATGACCGCATCAAAAAAGACAATTGGAGTTGACGCCGATACATATACACCTTCAAAAGTGCAATTAGTAAGAACGCCAATTGTTGCAGATACGGTAATCGAACACTCAATCGAACTTGGTTCGTTGGCTCAACTTCAGAGTCAATTAGATATCGCTGACTCAAAGCTTAGATCAACAATGATTCAAGCAATCTCTGACAAGCTTAACGCACACTTATATTCATATGTGAAATCATCTTTCACAGATGGAACGGACGGTGATAGCGGTGTTGCTACTTTAGATAAATCAACTCTAAAGGCGGCAAGGCTTTACGCTGGTCAAAAAAAATGGGCGCGTGATGGTAATTGGTTTGCTTTTCTTGACCCTTCATACTGGTCTGATTTGCTAGTTGATTCTACACTAGCTAGTGTTGATTATGTTGGTGAAACACCTATCGCTTCAGCGTCTGAATTTAGAAAATTACTTGATTTTAATTGTACTGAAGATAACAGTTTGCCAAACACCACTGGCCTAGCGTTCCATAGAGATTTTCTCTATTTGGTTATGCAAAAGGGTATGACTTGGAAGCTTTCCGATCTTCATTCCTCAATGAAACGCGGTTTTCTTCTTTCTGCTGAAATCGTTGTCGGTGCTAAGCTAAACCAGTATGCTGGAAATGATTTGCATTGGCCTATTTGTAACTCTTCTTGGGTTGCACCGACTTAATTTGGAGGTGATTTGGATTATTCTAAATCGAATGTAAAAACTTTTTGCAGTGAGAAAGAGTTGAACGAGTTTATGAGGTCTGGTGAAGTAGCGGAAATAATCGCTATTTCTCCAAAAGTTTCATACTTTGTTCTTTTTTACATAAGCAAAGAAGATGCTACAGAAAAAACAAAAGATAATTTAAGAAAAAACAAAAGATAATTTAAGAAAAAACAAAATAGAGGATTAAAAAATGGCTACAATTACTTGCAAGGGATACAAAGAATTTGCTGACGGTTTTTTTGGTGAGTCTAAAAGAGTGGGCCTAGTTTATGATTTTGCTCTGGATGGCGGCGCTTACTCTGGGAATACCTACGTTTTAGGCCAAATTTCTGGGAAGGTGATGATTGAAAAAGTGATCGTTAGGGTTATAACCGCTGTAACTTCAGATGGTGCGGCTACTGTTATTGTTGGTCATACTGACAACGATGACGCTTTTATGGACGCCACAGGCGGCGCGAAGGCAAATCTAACAGCAGATGCAATCGGTGCAATTCCAACAACTAACATTCCGATGGTTCTTGCCGATGGTAAACAAATTACTATGACCATTGGAACTGCCGACTTAACAGCAGGAAAGTTGGTTGTTGAGGTGTTTTACAAAGATGCGAACGCAGGTTAATTATTGCGTTTTCATAGTTCCTTTTGTGTGGTGATAGGCTGGCAATGCTAGCCTATCATTCATAATATAGAGAGAAAAAAATGCTAAATCAAAGTGTTGTATTAACTAATATTTCAGATACTATCAAGGATATCTCTAACGCCGTTACCGATATTCATGATAGCGGAAAAAGTATTACGTTAACAACGAATGACTCTATTTTTATAGGGACTAAATTACCTTTCAATAATTTGTATCTGAAATTTGATACAAACTTTAACACCAACGCGAGTAATTTGAGTGTTTCTTTTTGGGATGGAAGCAGGTTTTATGATTTTTATAAAGTAGTTGACGGAACTTCTTTATCTGGTGCTTGCCTTGGGCAAAATGGAACAATTCAGCTAATTCCTACAAATGAGGTAGGGCCAAATAGCTATGATTCTAAGTATATCAGTGAGCTAAAAAATGTTGACGGCTATTACGATTACTTTTGGACTAGGCTAAATTTTAGCGCGAATTTAACACAAATTACTTTGAAATATGTTGGTCAATTATTTCTTGAATCTGATATAGAATTAACAACATTTTACCCAGACCTAAAAAACACAAACTATATGAAAATTTATGATTCATTAAAGACAGACTGGTTAGAACAAAGATTAATAGCTACCGATGAAGTCATAAATGAACTTGTTTCTAGGGGGTATGTTTCTTTTGGTGAGCAGTTTCTTGATTGGCGATTAATGAAAGAAGTAACAATTCATAAAACTGCTAGCATAATTTATAGAGGGCTTGGGCCGAAATTGCGAGATGATGCAAAAGAAGCTGACAGCCTTTTTTTGAAAAGTTTAGACTCAAGAAAATTTGGGATAAACAAAAAAGCGAACGCATTAAAAGACAATTGTGCGTTTGAAGATTCTAAAAATGGATTT